TGACCAATACGGTCAGAAGAATGAGCCTGATACTCCTGCTGAGTTGTACATTCATGGCATTTTCTATAAAGGGAATAGCATCATGGCCTTATTTGATGAGGATGATCTGGAAGCTATTTCTGAGTTGGTTTGGGATGAGGTTAACTCTAGGGGTGTAGTATGACTATTAAAGACGAATTAGATGCCTACAGAGAAGGTTTTAGAGATGGTAAACAGTTTGTGCTTGAGATGATCAAAGAGTCAACCAAGCAAGAATTTGAAGATATAGCAGACCTAATAATCTGGATTAGAAAACAGGAGTTCCAAAATGAAGTTAAATAATCGTAATGTTATAGACGTAGAAATAGATGGTGTTGATTCAAGAGATTACCCAGATTTCTGTGATTCATACTTTTGTTATGCAATCTGGGAAGACACCAAAGAAGAGTTAACTGACGAAGAGTTAATTAAACTAACACAAGAGTGTGGCGATGAACTCAATGAGATGGCTCACGAACATTACAGATAAGGACGAATTATGAAAACATTTAACCAATTCTTTGAAGATTTAGGACAAATGGTTAACAGGGGTTTAGCAAGAGCTACAGACCCTGAGACATCAAAAGAAGCTGCACAGTCAGTAGATCCTACAAAGCTAGAACAAATCGTTCTGGATACGATTAGGAGCTTTCCACAGGGGTGCATTAGTCAGGACGTAGAGCATATGTTGGCTGAGTACAGAGCAAGCTCTATTACACCTAGATATCGTCCTCTGATGAAGAAAGGTTTAATAGTGGATACAGGAGAGAAACGACCAGGTTTCTCAGGTCGTAATCAAAGGGTAATGAAGGCAGTATGAAAATTGAAACAGAAGGACCATATTCCTGGTCATTTAGAAAGAGATTAGTAAACTATTTTAAGGAGATCCAAAATGAAATTAAAGCAAGACTACGAAGATTTTATAGCTAAGAATTTGAAAGAATTCTACGGATTACATTATTGTAAACATTGTCTAGAAGTTCAGACAACCAATGAGGTTTGTTGTGGTCATAAGCACTTTATTGGATTTAGAGAATTTGATAGAGACACCCAACGTAAGATAGTATCAACAGAGTTTGATCGCTATGCGTGAGGAATGTGGCGAGGCAAAGAAATATTGTGGAATTAGGAGACACACAAAGTCTCTTAAGTCCGAAAATTTGTATCGCATTGTGTACAAAGGTATCATGAGATGTGACACTTGTGATACTGTTTATGAATATGAAGTAGTTAACCAACAAATAATTTATAAGATTAGGAATAAAACAAATGAACACATATCAGAAATTGAATCTAGCGAGGAGCAGGTTTCATCAGCAGAAACTGAAGAAGTCGGGGTTAAATAAGTTTGCAGGGTATCAGTACTTTGAGCTTGGAGATTTTCTTATCCCTGCTTTAAACATTTTTGATGAAGTAGGTTTGTGCGCCAATATATCTTTTGAAAAAGAATATGCAACCATGACAATAGTAAACATAGATGCTCCTGGTGAGCATACTATTGTCATTACCTCACCAATGGGAAGCGCTGCACTTAAGGGATGCCACGAAGTGCAAAACATTGGTGCAGTAGAAACCTATCAAAGAAGATATTTGTGGGTTGCTGCACTTGAGATTGTTGAGCATGATGTATTAGATGCTACAACTGGACAGACCCCCGTTAAACGTCAGACCCCCACCGATAGCGTTATAGAGCTTGATGAGGACTCTGAAAACAAATTGACAGACATTGCCATAGGTATTGAAGATATCGTCTCACAGGGCGATATAGTGGGTGCATACAAAGAGTATTTAAAAGTGACAGATGACGAAGAGAAAACATTTCTTTGGAAGAAGTTAACTAGTACAACAAGGTCGGCAATTAAGAAACATGGAGAATCTTTAAAATGAGTGAATACAAAGCATTTGACAACACAAACAAAGGTACATTGTTTAAAAACGACAATGCTAAAAAAGAAACAGATCCCGTATACAAGGGTCAGATTAATGTAAATGGTACAGAGTACTGGTTAAGTGCCTGGATTAAAGAAAGCAAAAAAGATAAAAAGAAATTCTTTAGCTTATCATTAACACCAAAGGATCGTGACATACAACAATCTACACGCAGAGAAATCCCAGATGAGGACGATACTGTACCCTTTTAACCAGTTTTGGGTAGGCATGGGGATTTTGATTGGACTCCTGCCTTGTGTCTACCCTCCCAGGAGAATAATATGTTTATAGATTCTTTAATATTTGCAGCACTCTGTATGATTGGAGGTGCAGTTTTTACGTTAATATCTTGGCTAGTTTTAATATTTCTTTGCGAATCATAGGGGGATCATAATTGCGCCAAGCAACTATCCTTGTAGATGAGAAAGGCTTGGTCCTGTACCGCACCCCCTGAAATTTTGATGCGGTATAGATCCTTTTAGCACCTGGCAGAGGGCAGGTTAATCTACTAACCCTCTATCTTTTTACCTGCTTTTAGGTCGGCTAATGTAAGACCATTGGTGAATTGGAAGTGAGCCTGTTCTTTGAACGATTTCCAATTTCCTGCCCATTCAAGCCCAATACTCTCTCCTATCTCTGCTACTTTTTTCCAAACTGGGTGAGATCCATCCCAGTCGGGTTTCCCAAAGACAAGCGGTACGACATCCAGAGCACAACGATAATTGTGAAAAGATTCACCACCTTTAGCATTAGTGACAATCTTTCCATCTTTAGTGCGTCCTTGAGCATAGAGTTCATTTTGCGACTCAATATCTCTATAAGTGCTTGTAACCAATAGATCAATATCATTTTGCTTACAGGTTTCAATAAAGGCTTCAGCTTTACTTTTAACCACAGGAAGTAGTTCATTTAAATCTCTAGAATTAATCATTTTTCCTCCAATGGTGATGATTTATGTAGCATTGCATCCTTGGCTTGTGAGCCTGCACTAGACCCAAAATAGAAACTCATGATAGCAGTCCAGGCTGTGCCAAGACTACCTAACATAAGTAGTAATGCATCTGATGTCTTGAATGTCTCCATCATCAATCCTACCAAGATACCAAAAAACCCTAATGTGACCATAATAGCCAAGGCTGGAGGAATAAATGAGTGAGTATTTGTTTGCATGTCCCTGGCTGACTTTCTGTCTTGGACTGCCAGTTGCTCAAAATCTAAACCCAATTCTTGTGCCTTTGCCTTAAGAGCTATCTCTGCTTGTTGAACACTTGCTATCTGGTCAGCAGTGAGTTTGCCATCATCAAGCATTTTTTTGGCATCATCTTGGGATATGCCAAGAACTTTAGAGACTGCTTCATAGGCTAGACCACCTAAAGGTCCTCCAATAGCTGTGGCAATAGTAGGTGCAATTGTCTTTAACCAATCCATATTTACTCCTAGTTACAGTATCTTGGTGAATACCCTGTTTCCTGAAAAATTTTATAACATTCATACTCTTTGCTATTGGGTTTAAACTTTTTCATAAACTCAATATGCCATTGTTCCTCTACTTTATTTATCTGATAATCCCAATGGATGTAATACATTAAGCCTGCAACTGTGAAAATGACCACCATGACTGCAATGCATATTGCAATTCTAAAATTCCATTTTTCTTTGTTTCTTGCTTTTCTGTAATATTCTTGCTCATCCTTTTTTTTTGAGCCTGTTCATACTTAAACTTGTCTTTTTCAAGTCTTGCTCTTTCCTCTTGAAAATCTGTCCACAAAGCACCCAGTTCTGGAGGAGCTTCATAAGTCAAAAGTTGCCTTAAATCATACTCAGCTTGCTGGAGTTGCTTTTTCTTGATGACATTCTCAAGAGCCTGTGCTTTTATGCTTTTGCCCTTTGGAGGATTTTTTTCTTTTTCTTTTAATTCTTTTTGGGCATTTTCTTGATGGTCAAAGAAATTACCAACTCCCTCACTTAGCTCTGCATAAATACCATAAACTTCTTTTCCAACATTTTTGGCATCTTTGTAGATTGCCACCCCTTGCTTGATGGCACTCACAGCAGAGATGGCAAGCATGAAAGGCATGTTATTTCAAAGTTACATAGTGAGAAATAAAACCAACAAAGCTAGATAGTCC